CTGATATTCTGCTCTTATCATCATCCTGAGCCCCAGCACTGAACATAGGATTTTCTGGTTTACCATGAAAACTATTAATGTGATTCTCTTTAGGAAAAGCATCCAGATAATTATAGGTGGATGTGGCGAATGTCTTATTAAAAATATCATGGGTAATGAGTGTAGAACCATATACACCAGAAGAACTATTGAGCAGGGTATCGGGTTTCTGGTCAATATTAAAGTCCAGTATCTTCTGAAATTCCCCTATAACGTCTTGTTGTCCGCCCTTCTGGACGTTTAACCCGCCCTGAGAAGAGGTTGTGTAATATGCAGATGTGGGAAGAGTGTATAGACTCTCAAGTGATCTGAAATGGAATCCCCACATAGTTTCATAAAACAAATATGTAGGCGAGTCGTATTCTTTGGACACGGATTCTTTTTTAGCCATCTCAATGATATCAAATGGATGCCAATTGGGTCCAATTATTTGCTTGATACCAGAGCTAGGCTCTATATACAAATCCTTAGTGCTTTCCAATTCGCCTCGTAGAATGGATTTTACAATATCAGCATATGTCCCTTTTAGAGTTTTTGATATCTTTTTCCTCTGATTTATCATTGCTTCCATTGATATAAAATTAAGAACATGGACTTGATTCATATCTCCTACCGGAATAGATGTTTCTATCTCATGGATGAAAAACACTTGCTCTGTAAAATCTATAATCTCTGGCTTATTCTGAAGTGAAGGCGTGCTAAGTTTTAGTCTCAGGATTTCCTGGCCTAGAAGAGGCAGTATATTTGGTAAATTAAAGTTGTCTTTAAAGACTATACTTCCACTTAAAACGACATTTTGAGTATCCTCATATATAACAACTTCCATTACTTCAGCTGTAACATCAACAGGCGTTTCTCCTACTGATATAATTTCTGCTAATTCTAACTCAAAATCACCAGCCGTCTGGATCGTTGTTTTATCAACCATATTAAATTGAACTTTCTGCCATTATTGCTTTGAACTCTTCTGTAAATTTTCCGACATATCTAGGGTCAAGAAGTCTTATCTGTCTTTTTTTATTTTGTTCTGATTCCTCATATTCAAAGTTTGTAATCTGTGTAGCAACTGGATAATCTGCATTACTGTCGCCGATATTAATCTTTGTTGTAGTCTCACCGGAAGTCTGGGATATTTCATAATGGTGCGTTCCATTTGGATCAGAGTATTTCTCGCTGAGGAAAGAAAGGAACTGGGGTGTGCTGAGCGGCCATTCATGATACCTGTCAGTGATATCATTCATCATCAATACAATCCAATGGTAATCAACATCGCCATATAATTTCCATGCGATACTCTCAGGCGACTCACCTTCTCTTACCTCATAGGTATCAAACAAAGCGGTATTTGCTTTGACCTTTGTTCTTATCGCTACTCGGCGCAAGAGATTAGTGACAATCTTGAAATTATCATCACCCTTTGAATCATATAAAATAACCGGGAAAGAATTAAAATACATTACTAGAATCCTTGTTTTGCTCGTTCTCTTGTTATGGTTTCTATTTCACTAAAGGATAATGTAATAGAAGTTCTTTGTGGAGGCGGCCCAGATTGATCCCCTAATCCATCCATATTAAGAATAGTAGGTTCATATGTAACATATTTGTCGCCACCATAATCCACATCCATAGAGCTTAAATAACAAGTTGAAATTCTGTTAAGGAAGGGATTTTCATTATTACGGTAGAAATACATAATATCAAATGTATCTGGTATTTTTAATACTCTTCCCGCACCAAGCTTCGCATTGCCGACCTTGTAAAGTGTAAAGTCAGTAAGATATTCTGGTAGCATATGTTGCTTAAAGGTTTGTACGATACTATAAACCATTCTAGCTTCTTGTTCACTCTTTGGAATGAAATTGAATGTGAAAGAGAAGTTTCGCCGACCAACATCAGTAAACATCAATTCCATTTTACTACCTAATATTTGTCCAGTACTTAACTGAGCTAAAGTAGATGCGCCTGGAGCAAAAGTATCAGCGGATGCTTTTGCTACAAATGCTGCTACTGCCCCGACGCCCTCGAGCGCCGTCGAGCCAGCTTTTTTAGCCGTTTCCCACCCGGCCGACCAAGATTTCGCTCCACCACTGGCCACAGAATCAATGACGCTTCCAATAGTATCTCCTATTGCACTAGCCCTTGCTGAAATTTCATCATCCTTGTAATTTGACTTATAACTTACCTTGACTGATGGGGGCATATATAATGTTATTGCTTTCGCCATTCGTGATGTGCCGGGCCGCCTCAGATGCAGTCCACCTTTATCCGGCGCACCACTCATTGTTGATTGGCTTTTGCCCGCCCCTTTGTTAAGATTACTGTCTATAAACTTCTTTCCTTGGAAGGAATCTGTCGCTTCAAGTTTGGATGGGTGCCCACCGGCCGTTGTCGCCACCTTTCCGGACGTGGTTTCATTAATCATAAACATTATATAATGACCTTGTTGTTCATCACCTTCAACATTTAGTGGATATGATAAGTTCATTGAAGCCGCACCTGGCGCCTCAATACCGCCGGTGTTGCCGGGTATTGGTCCTCTCCGAGCTCGACCAGGCAAATTTCCCTGTATTCTGGACAAATTACCTGTCAGAGCACCGGCAACTCTTCCTGCTACTTGATTTTTAATTGCATCTGTTACTGACATGTCTAAATATCCTTATGAAAGTATTTATATGTTATGGCCTATAAAGGGCGATACACGCCAAAAAATCCACAGAAATATAAAGGCAACCCCAAGGGAATAATATATCGTTCAAGTTGGGAAAGAAAGATGATGGTGTATTGTGACACCAATAAAGCTATTTTGGAATGGGGTAGTGAAGAGATCATTATACCCTATTTATCTCCTTGGGATGGACGAATACACAGATATTTCCCTGACTTTTATATTAAAGTAAGGCAGAATAACGGCACTATAAAGAAATTTATCATAGAAGTCAAGCCCAAGAATCAATGTGGACCACCAGCTGAATCTAGAAAAAAGACTAGACGATGGTATAAAGAAGCAAAAACTTGGGGTATAAACTCAGCAAAATGGAAATATGCGACTGAATGGTGCGCTAACAACAATATGGAATTTAAGATTTTAACAGAAGATCATCTGAGTATTTCATATAAATAATCACATGGCTGTAAGTAAATTCATACAATCGGTTAAAGACGAAGCAAAGAATAGACCTCGGTCTACTCAATGGTATAAAGACAAAATCAAAGAGTTTGGTAAGCCAACAACTTTGGATTTAATACGAGATGGTAAGAGGGACAGCAAACCCTTTTATGGTAAGCTAAACATGTTCGTATATGATCCAAAGCATAAGAAGAAACTACCTTACTACGATACATTTCCTTTGGTGCTTCCGTTGGAAACATATCCTGATGGATTCCTTGGCATCAATATGCATTATCTACCAATACCGCTTAGAATAAAGCTTCTGGATCGTCTGGTGGATTTCTCCAACAACACAAAGTTTGATGAGTCTACCAGATTGGTTGTTGATTATAGCAAATTAAAGAGTCTTAAACTAATTAAACCAACTCTACACAGATATCTGGTTGGGCAGATGAAATCGCAGTTCCGTAGAATAGATGCTGATGAATTCACCATTGCTGTTCTTCTACCTGTACAGAGATTTAAGAAGGAGTCTGCCAATGCTGTATGGAGCGACTCAAGGGGAATGATCTAATGAGTATTGTACCACAATTTTTAGAGAGCGATGCCTTCGGCGTAATAAATGATATTATTTCTTCATTTCATTCCAAAGACGGCTATGCTCAACCAAATAGATATGAGGTATTGATCTTTCCTCCAACTGAACCAGCAAGGGGTGGTGAAAATTTATCTAGAGGTGACGTTTCTAAAATATCTTCTACGGATAAAAGAGAAATTTCCTTACGGTGTGAATCTATTACTTTGCCGGGACGCAATCTATCTTCAACGCCTGATACAAATATTCATGGCCCATTGAGAGAGATTGTCAATAATGTAAACTATGATGATTCTGTTAAAATGGTATTTCAAGCAAGTTCTGATTTAAGAGAAAGAGTGTTTTTTGAGAAATGGCAATATACTGCCTTCAATCCCAAGACATGGAATGTAGGATATTATAATGATTATGTAGGCAGTGTTTTCATATATCTTTTGGATAAACAGGATCAAAGAAGGTATGGTCTGAAACTTTGGGAGGCCTTTCCCAAGTCAATCGCTCTTACGGATTTATCATACGTTGGAAACAATGAGATTATTAAATTATCCGTTGATATGAATTTCAGATATTGGTCAACTCTTGATATAACCCAAGAAACCCCAAGCCTAAACGATAGAATAGGCCAAAGAATAACAGATGTTATACAACGAAATATAGCTAGAGCTGTACCCTCAGTGTTGAGAAATTTACCTTAAAGGATGAAAAATTATGGCATTACCACAACTTAATACCGCGACCTATGAATTGGAGTTACCATCTACAGGAGAGACAATAAAATACAGACCTTTTCTTGTGAAGGAACAGAAAATTTTATTGCTTGCACAAGAATCAGAAGACGATAAACAAATAGAAAGAGCATTTGCTGAGATTATTTCCTCATGCGTATTTGGAAAATTGAACGCCTATGAAATGCCCCTCTTTGATATAGAATACGTCTTTCTAAAATTAAGAGGAAAATCTGTAGGGGAGAAAGTTACACTTAATGTCCTTTGCCCAGATGATGAAAAAACAAGAGTTGATGTTGATATAAACTTAGAAGATGTTGGCGTTTTAATGAATGACGATCATACTAATGAAGTGAAGCTCACAAAGGACATTAAGATTATTATGAAATATCCTACGCTAGCTGACATGGCCGGATTTAGTGAAAAAGGAGAAGTTCTTTCCATTTTTGAGATGATTAAGAGCTGCATTATAGAGATTCATAGTGGTGAGGATATACATAATAGTATTGATATTTCCTCAAAGGAATTGGATGAGTTTATAGGAAATATGTCAACTCAAAATTTTGAAGAGGTGAGGAAGTTTTTTGACACCATGCCGAAGTTGCAGCATGTAATTAAGGTTAAGAATCCAAAGACAAAGAAAACAGGAGAAATTACAATAGAAGGAATGCAAAGTTTTTTCGTATAGCCCTTTCTCATGATTCGTTAGAGAACTATTTTAAAACCAATTTTGCAATGATGCAACATCATAATTATAGTCTGGAAGAATTAGAAAATATGGTGCCATGGGAAAGGGAAATTTATATCGGATTGTTAATGAAGTATTTGCAAGATGAAAAAGAGCAAAGAGAGCAAGAAAACAGAAAAAGGAATTAATAATGTTATGGGATGGTCTTCTTAAAGCAATCATAGTATTAGTTCCAACATACCTCACAGCTTATTTGACTGATAAAATGGTATATGTAATTCCTATGCTCGCCGCAACAAGTTTTATTGCGATAAGTTTAACTTCTAGTCCTAACACAGAACGTAGAGTAGATGAGGCCGGTTGGAAGAAAGACGATGACGGATAGTTCATTAATAACAGCAGAAATGGCTGCACTAGAAATGACAGAATTTATTCTACCATATATCGGTATGGTGGTAATTGTTGTGTTTGGATTCATGCTGAAGGATTTTGCTACTAAAATGAGTAAGGGTATTGCCTTCTCTATGAATAAGCAATTTCAAGAGGGAGATCATGTTCTTATTGATGGTGAACGAGCTCTTATCGTTAAAATAGGGGTTACACAAACAGTATTTGGTGTTACAAAGAGTAATGGAGAATTTGATGGTGATTATGTGTGGAGATATGTGTCTAATGAACGTATAGATTATCTTAAATTAGAGAAGATAATTTTTGACCATACTCCCCTAAATAATACTAATAAAATAAAAAACAACTCAAGTCGAATTGAGGAGCTACAAAATGGCACGAGCCAAAACCAGTGATAAAGTAAATATCATTGAAGTAGATAGAAGTACCACTGAAGTAGAAGCAACGTCATGGTATAATGCCATTACATCCACTAGAATTGATAAGTGGCGTATCTGGCCAAGAGGACTGATCACTTTATATGGACTAATGTTCTATAAAACCACAGATTGGTTTATGTCATTACCAGACCCCACTAATCCCCAGAGTGCATTTGTCAGCGTCATAGTTGGTGCTGGTGCAGCATGGTTTGGTCTTTATGTCGGTTCTGGTGGTAAGGATAAAGAATAATGGCTAAAGAAAAATTACCTATGTCTGGTTCAGCATCTTTTGGAAAGATCGTTGATCAATTAGGACAGGCTACTAAAAAACCAGCACAAACTAAAGCGCCAGTTGTTCTTGCTGTTCAAATAGTTGATAAAACAGGAAAAGTAGTAGAGGACGATAAAGGAGCAGCTGCAGCTGAGCAGGCCAGAGAAGAGGAAAAAAGAGAAAAGAAAAAACTTACTCTTTTGGAAACAATTGCTGATAGTCTTGGTGGAAAAGGAGAAGAAAAAAAGGGAGCAGGAGCGGGAAATAAAGGTGGATTCTTGAAATCTATACTGCCAGGTCTTTTACCTGCTGGAATGATCGGCGCGATGGGTGCCGCAAGTCTTTTAGGAAAATTGGGAATTGGTGCTGTTGTTCTAGGTGGAATATGGGCAGCGGTTACTGCAATAGGTGATGGAATTAAAGGTATGAAATGGGCGAAAGAGATGGGGATGGAAAAAGAAACTGGATTCATTGCTGGTTTCTTTGGTGGCAGTGTAAAAGGCGGGCTGATGAATGCTTTTAAACAATCCATGAAAGGTGCTGCCATGGGCGCAACACTTGGTATGGCAGGAGGCCCTATTGGTATGATTATTGGTGCTTTATTAGGTGCAGCTCTTTTTGGTATTGCAGGATTTTTTGGCGCTGGAGCACTTGCAAAAATGATTGATCCTCTAGTACAATCGAGCAGAAAGCTATTTGGTCTGGCAATTAATGTTACACCAAAAGAATTGGCAGACGCAAAGAAGGTTGCAGAGGAAACAGGAAAATTAAAAGATAATGCGATAGGAAGAGTTGAAGACCTTGTAAAACAATTAGAAGAGGCTCAATCAGCTACTGAACCTGATCAAAAATTAATTGATAAACTTATTTTACTAAAAGCTGAAGCAATGAAAACATCGCTGAAGGCCCATAAAAATCATGAAAAAGCTGCAACAAAAGCATTAGAACTGGATAGACAATCCGAAAGAACCGCGCTCATTGCTGCTGAAGATGCAGTAAAAAAGAATAATATGGAAATCTTACATTTGAATCAACAAAAACGGAAGTTTGAATCAGCGGTCACAATGTATGGTAAAGATACCAAGGAAGGTCAACTTGCTGCAGCTAATTTAGATGTCATCAGAGTTAAATTAAGACAAACAAGAGCAAAGGGACAAAAATTAAGAGATGATGAAGAAAAGGCAGAAGCAGTATTATTGGAAGAGGATAGGAGATTAATAAAAGAAGCTAAAGCGGGCGGGGATGCCCCGTGGAGAGCAAGATTTAATGTTTTTACTTCCGATTTCCCAAAGATGATGGAAGAATTTATGAAACCACTCACAGATTGGTTTAGTAAAGATGTCCCCTCTTGGCTTGGCGAGATGGTCACAAACATCAAAGAGTATTTTTGGGCAAAAGACGGCAAAAGCGGCATATTGCAATTTACTTTACCAGAGATAAAACTTACAATGCCAAAGTTAGACTTTGATATAGGTAGTATGCTTACAAATCCATTTGCTGGAATATTAGACTCTATTAACCAATCTGATTTTTTCAAAGATGCAAATTCAGAAGCAAACGTGCTAACTTCGCCGTTTGAAAAAGTTAAAGGTATACTTAAAGAGGCATTGATTTCCATATTTGGTTCTATGGCCGGTGGAAGTGATGATCTTGGTGATCTGGCCACCGGCCGTCAATTTGCGGCCGGCGGTACTTTCTCTAAAGGACGGGCAATGTTAGTCGGCGAACTTGGACCAGAATTGATTTTACCAAGTACGGGCGGCCAAGTAATAAATGCTCAAAGAAGCCAACAGATGTTACAAGCAGGCATGCAAAGAGGTATGGGTAGTGGTGCCGGTGGTGGAATGACATCAATTAACACAGGCGGTAATGTTGTTAGTTCCCCAACTACTAACTTTGTTGGTAGTGGAATCGCAGCGAGGCGGCCAATTGTATTGAGAAGTGGCGGGGCGTAAACGCCGCCCCGCCGTAACTATTACTACTCTGCTTCTGCGAGCTTTTCAAAGTAGGACAAGGTATCTTCTTCCTCATCAGTTGTGGTTACTTCAATACTAGGAGCAGGCTCCTCTTTTGTATCAACAGTAACCGTTGAGTCAAAAAGGACATCCTCATCTTCCACAGTGCCAACCACACTTGTTCCACTAAGAACTACATTTAAGCGAGTCTTGAGTTCATCATAAGACTTGAAGTTAGTAGCCGCAGAGAACTCTGCAAGAGAATGCTGCTTACCCCATAACTCTTCAATCTTATCATCATTATCAAACACGGCAGATGGCGCATCAAATGAGGACTTATCATAATTCCAATAGCCATCTACTTTACGAATCTTCAACTTAAAATCCGCACCTTCCCAAAAATCAAACGGATTAACTGCCGTTTCATCTTCAAAAGCAGGCTGCATAGCTTCCATGATCTTATCAAAGATTTTCTTCCCGAAACGGAATAGGTATACATTACCTTCCTTCTCTGGATGCTTTGAATCACTAACAATATAAATGTTAGCGAAGTATTGCAGCTTGCGCTTCTGACGCCGAGCAATCTCCTTATCGGACTCAACACCTGAGTTCCAATATGCAGAATTCATTTCTGCTACAGGATCGTTTTGACCAAGGGTAGTGAGACAATTCTCAATATACCACTGACCAGTGGGGCCCTGAAATGCGTGACTCCAGACCTTTGCCCAAGGAAGGTCTTCACCTTTGACTGCTGGTAGGAAACGAATAACGGCATAACCATTACCTGTTTTATCAAGCTCTGGTTTCCATAAACGCTCATCCGTATAAGACTTCTTATCTTGGGATTTGGTTTCTTCCTCGGCGGCACCGAGCAGTTTGTCTAACGAATTAGACTTTTTTAACGTATTTAACGACATATGTATCTCCTTATATTATCGTATGTTATCG